CCACCCAGCCTAGCGATATAAAGGGAGCAAAACTAGGCTCAATTTATCTTGAATATACCAACACCGATCCCAAGTGGAGATTTAAAAGGAAAGTTAGCCGAGCCAAATGGTGGGCAATCGTTACCGGCAATGTTTATTGGAAAGAATTCTGGAACAAGAATCTCTGGGGATTGGTCATTGACAGCAAGGGAAATGTTGCCAAAGAGCAAGGCGATATTGATTTTGATCTTGTTAATCCCTTTAATGCTCGACCCGATCCCACAGCTTCAACCTATCATGATTGGAGATGGTTCATTGAAGGGAAGCCTATGCCTAAGCATCAGGTAGAGGCTGAATTTGGATTACCTTTTGGTTCTTTACCCAGCGATCCTCTCTATTCAAAACAAGATGACATTTTTGGCAAATATAAAAAATCAAAAGATGAAGATATGGTTATTCGTTTTGAATACTGGGAAAAGCCAAGCCCCAAGTATCCCAAAGGCAGGTTTATGGTTATTGTTTCAGGATGGGTTTTATATGATAGCGAAAACCCCAATCCTGAAGGTCAGCTCCCTTATTTTCAGTTTCCCGGCATTATCCCCTTTCTTAACACTCAGTGGTATGAATCAGTTGTCAATGTAGCTAAACATGCACAGCGACAGTTTAATCGTTATTGTTCTATGGTTGATGAATACATTGAAAACTTCAAGCCTAAAAACATGGTTCCTAGAGGTTCATTGAACGAGACTGAATTTAAAATTTATACAAGAAAAGGCGTGGATTATGTGTTTTACAGTCCTACCGCCGGCGGGACTCCTCATTGGCAGAACCCTCCAGACCCACCCCCCATACTTGTTAACTGGCTGTCATTTATGGAAAACGAATTTGAGACAGAGACATCGGTAAGAAAAATCTCCTATGGTCAGCTCCCTAAATACGCACAACGAGCATCTGGAGTTTTGTTTCAAAGTTTAAAGATGCAAGACCAGATGGTTATTTCGCCTTTTGTAGAAGAATTTGATGAAGCCCTAGCTGAGGCGATGAAATTCAGGCTCCAGCTTGCCCAAGAACATTATACAGTTCAGCGATTAATTAAAATTACAGGCAAGAATAAAGAGACCTCTGTTATCTTTTTGCGGGGGATTGATCTTCGAGACAATACAGATGTTCGAGTCAAGCCGGGATATGAACCGTTTGCACAAAAAGAGAAAAAGTCTCAGGTAGTTGATGCTCTTATTAATAAGGGACTGATAAAAGATGCAAGAAAAGCATTGGAGATTCTTGGATTTAAAGACATTGAAGAATACATGGAAGAAGAATTTATTGATGAAAGATATGCTTATCGCATAATTGAGCAAATTAAGCGGACAAACGGAAAAACATACCCCGAGCCACACCCTGATGATAATCATGAGGTCATCTTCACGATTTTAAACAACGAAAGAAAGAAGGAAGAATTTGAATCCTGGTCTGAGGGAGCAAAACAAGCTCTCCTTGACCTTATGGAAAAACATAAAGAAATGATGCAAACCCCTGAGCAAGCCGAGGAAGTCCCCCCTTCTGTAAAAGAAGGAGCAGGAGCATCAGGTGGTGAAGCAATGGAACAGCAGATACCGCCTGAGCTTCTTGCTCTTCTTGCTCAAGGGCAAGGAACGCCTGAAGGAGGTTATTAATGGCGAAATTAGTTGATATTAAAAAAATCTGCAAGGCTCTTAATTATGAGAAAGAAGAGATCGAAGATTTGATGAGGAAAAAGATGATACCCCACATTACATATGCTGATGGCAAGATTCTTTTTCCGCTGGAAGAGGTTTTGGCTAGATTTGACCCTAAGCCTAAATCCAAACCAAAGCCAAAGCTAAAAAAGTCAACTAGAAAAACAAGAAAAACAAGCAAGCCTAAAATCCCTCCTACCATGTCCATGTCTTCAGGTGAATCGGCAGCTCCATGGGATTTAATTGAAGATTAAAAAAGGAGATAAAAATGGAAAATTTAAAAACTTCTCACACAGAACAGGCTCAGCAAGAGTCATCCGAGGTGGGGAGCTTTGAGGAAGCCATGAAAAGGGCATCCGAAGAGCTTCTTAGCTCATCGGACGAGTCCAAGGCTGAAGAAACACAAGAAACACAAGAAACCAAAGAAGAAGAATGTGAGGAATGTGGAGAGGAAGAAACCACAGATTCTACCCCTCTCTATATCCTCGACAAGGATGGGAATAAAATCCCATTCAAATTCAAAGCTGATGGCAAAGAATTTGCCCCGGATGACCCAGAAAAAGCATTGCAATGGGCATCTTTTGGGATTCATGCTAATCAGCGTCTTGAAAATTTAAACAAAGCGGAGCCTATTCTCAAGACAATTCTTGAGGCCTACAACGAAGGTCGCCTTGTCATTAAGGACGAAGGTAAAGCTCAGCCTAAAGAGAAGGCCGAGAGCGAAGAAGATCTTGATGAGATTCTTGACCCTCAGCTTGCCGAAGCCAAGAGGGAGATTAAAACCCTTAAGGAAGAAATTGAATTCCTTAAAGGCATTACAACCAAGAAACTCATCGAGGAAACAAGAAATAATCTTCGTTCCGAAATTGGCAAGAACCGGGAAAAGTTTTTCGCTGCTTTAGCCTTTGAGCCTGATGCTGAAGATGCTCCTAAGTCTGTTTGGGATTTTCTTCAGGAAACAGATGAAACCGGGAAGCTTAAATACACAGTTGAAGATGCTATGAAAATCTCCCATGAGCAGATGGTTAATTTTATTAAAAACCTAATCGAAAAGCATCCTGAAGCATTTATTGACGAGGAGAGCATCTACATTAAAAAGCTCAAAGAAAAGCAGGAAAAAGAGAAGGCTCCTGTAAGTTCTCCCGCTGAAAAGGGAGTTGCAGCAAAAACTGAAAAACGTAAGTTCAAGAGCCTAGAAGATGCTCTGCAAGCTGCATCTAAAGAATTAGGCTCTATTTTCAAGGCTGCAAAATCTCATTAGGAGGTGAAGAAACAAGATGTTTGACATAAGCAATGCGGATAAGCTTTTTGAAGATTATGTTGCTCCTGGTCTTGAGGTTGAGATTGCATCTGAATCAAAACTTTGGGATAGATTAGGGAGAACCACCAAAGGATTAACTCTTGGTGGGAAGGCAGCCAAACAGAAAGTGCTGATCCGTCCTTCTCAGGCAGCCAGAGCCTCTAACAATTCATCCTATCCTACTGCTCAGGAATCTACTCCCGAAGAAACCATCGTCTATCTCAAGCGAGCTTTGATGTTCGCCTTGAAATTCGATGGATTTGCCTTGGAAGCTGCTGCTAAAGGTGGAACGGTCGAAGATCCCATTCTCTTTGAAAAGACCGGGATCAACATTACGATTAAAAATGTTGTTGCCCGGCAGTTGATGATGGATGGCTCAGGCCGACTCTGTCAAGCCAATGGTGCTGGCTCCAGCTCTCAAACACTCACCGTTGATAGCCCTTATTTCAAAAACGAACCCACCAAGTTCTTGGAAGTTGGGAGAGTGATTGATGCCTACGATCCATCAGATGATTCTCATGATATTGATAGCATTGCCATCACCGCAGTTGACAAAGCCAATAAACAGGTAACACTAGCATCGGCTCAGAACTGGGCTGATGACTGCTGGATTTACGATGAGGATGTTTTCAACAAGACTGAAGCTGCAGGTAAAGGCGAGATGATGGGGCTTCTGGGAATTGCCTATGATGACAACCCCCCCACCGGAGCTTTGCAAGGACTTGATGTTAGCACCTATCCTGAATGGAAGGCTTTCCGTTACCACAATAGTGGGACCCCGCGAGATTTGTCGGAAGAGTTGATCCTTCAGGCTTTGGATGATGTAAGCGATTTTGCCATCCCTACTTTCATGCTTTCCACTAAAGCTGTTCGGAGAAAGTTGTTCACCTTGCTCAAGGATTATCGAGAATACACAGAGAAAGGCGTGATGTGGGGTGGCTGGGCAGGATTCCCCTTCTACTATGATGGCCGGATTATCCCCATTGTCGTTGATAACTATGTGCCTGATGGAATGATTATTGGTGGAGATGAAAAGAAGCTCACAATCTACTCGCTCACCAGCTCTGGAATCGTCTGGGAGAAAGGAATTAGCGGTCAGGGAATTTTGAAGCAGGTGGCTGGAAAGAACGAATACACCGCTGAAGGACATATCTTCGCCAATATGGGGGTGAGCCTGCGAAGAGGTTTCTTCAGAATCGAGGACATCAAAGAGTCGTAGTTGACATAGCTGGGGAGGGGGAAGCCCCTCCCCTACTTCCATCAAATTAGAGGGGAAATCCAATGCTTACACCTCCAGCTTGGTTTTTAAAAGAACTCCAGCTTATTTCTCCCAATTTAAAACCATATTATTTAGCGAAACATCGTAAATGGCTAATTGTTAAAGAATTTCCTCGAAGAGTATTGGGGATAACAGAATATGATCCTATCTCCGGAAAACATTATGTAGTTGAGTTTGTCGTTGAAGATGAGAAACACAACCCCCGGCCTTTGGATAATCGGATTATTGAGGTGCTGAAGGAGATTAAACAAAGAAGGGAGAAGAATGTTTCAATCGAAAGAGAAATTGATGAGGCGAATGAGAAGCGAAGGAAAGACATGATGAAAATAAGAATGGATGCCCAGCGTGAGTTTTGCAGATGGCTTTATAAACTGGAGCATTCTAGAACTTTTTCTTAAAGGATTAAAGAAATGACAAGAAGCGAAATAAGAGAATTAGCTAGAGGATATATTGACGAATATACAGAAGAGCCGGAAGGTATTATCCTTGATAGTAGTCAAACAGAAGTTGACATTAACAACCTTATAAACATTTCAATCGATAAAGTTGCCATTGACCTTTATCCCTTAATGCCTGAATGGTTTAGAAAATCATTTCTCATATCGCTTCAGGCAAATAAATCCACCTACAATATATCTGGAGATTTATCGGTTAATGATTGCTGGCGAATTCTAGATATATACCATAATGAAGATGGCAAGAAACCTCAGGGATTGCTTTTTGTTGAATACGACCAGATTCAAGAGCTTGGAATTACCGTTGGAGAAACAGGAACACCTAAATGCTGGACATATGAAGAAAAAGACACAATAGGTTTTTATCCAACGCCTGATTCAAATGAATCAAACAGATTTAAAGCCTATTACATCCGCAAAATATCAGAACTAACGGAAGACGACCAGGAACCCGACCTCCCTAAAGAAACACATATTTTAATCGCAATTGATACAGCTAAACAGATTCTTATGATTGGCGATGAAGATAAACATGATTTATTCAATTACCCCAAGCATAACCACTAGAAGGAGATTGTCTTTAGGTGAAAGGATAAGATGATTAGGTATGATTCAAAGAAGAAACTGTTTAGGAGAGATTTCTTTAATTTTGGTGGGACTCTAGATGAAATTTCTCCCAAGACACAGTTTCCTGAAGGCAATTTTTCTAAGATTGTTAACTGGCGAGTTTCTAAAGATGGGAGAAGCATAGAGAAAAGACCTGGTTATCAGAAATTCGACGAAACAAGTTATCAGCCAACAGGAACCCCTGTCACCCAAATACATGAATACACCGATCCAAATAATGTCAAAAAAACATTAATAATTACCCAGAATAGCATCAATATCAAAAAACCTGTCGCAAGTTATTCGCTAAAATACACAAATAATCTTGCTAATTCTCGTTTCTATGCTCTGACAATCTGGCAGAATAAATTAACCGCAGTTGAGGGGGATTCTTCAGATAATGTCTATATTAAAACAACTACAGATGGCGATAATTGGACTACCGAAGGGCAATTTACAGTTGATAATAATATAGGTATCAATAATTTAATGGATATTGCCGAGTTTAATAATGAGTTATTCATCGCTCAATATTCTGATGGGAACATTATTGTCAAATGGGATGGCCAAAACGCCACAGAAATGCTTGATGTTAATAATTATATGGCTTGTAAATTTGAAAGATGGGATGGGAAATTATGGCTAATTACAGATGCAACGCCTTATATACATAATGAACAAAGGGTTATATATTATTATGATGGCAATTCTTGGAGTGCTATTACAAATTATGATGGAGCTGGTTATTTAGATTACAACTCAAGCGGGATGCCTGAATATCAATGGGCAAGACAGGCCACAAGCTTTTTTGTTTGGAACGATAATCTTTATCTTTTAGCAACAAGATGGAGTTCAGCCAATTCTAAGTGGAGTTGGCAGATATGGAAATTCAATAAATCCTCTTATGACCAATTTAATAAAGTTTATGATGCCGAATCTTTTAACGATGGTTATGGAGCAACAGGGATATTTGCAATTGACGGTAAAGTTTATGTTATCGGAAACAAATTGGACAATGGAAAATTTACTTGTGAGACGAAACTTTATAAAGCAGATAATAACGAATTAACTTCCTTTAGTGCGGTTAAAACTTTTTCTGATGTAGGGTCTGTAAATGATATTATTAATTTTGATGGCAGGATTTATTTAAATGTCCATTCATACAATCCTTCAACTTCAATAGATACATGGAAGGTTTATTATTTTGACAAAATAAATGAAATATTTGTTTTAGAAAAATCAGTTGGATTAATAACTAGTTTTGTATCTGGTGGGCTATGTAGTTTTGGTGGTTATTTATATGCGAGTAAGTATCAGGAAATCTTTAAAAGGATAGTCCAGGAGAATCAATATACAGAGGTTTATAGCTCAGCAGAAACTATTGAAGACCCGCCTGATATGGTGGACTCAGAGGGCAGGGTATTTATTACAGGAGACTCTCTAGGTAGTGATGTAAATTATGCTTTAGAAGGCGATGAGATGTATAAACTGGGGATTGACGCCCCAACTCAATCCCCTACCCTTTCTGAAGGTGACGCAGGGAATTTAACTGGAACATATAGATATGTGGTTACTTTTTATCGTTCAGGCAATTATCCTTGTGAGTCAAGTCCCTCCCCCATCTCCGACCCAATTACGGTTTCAGGGAAGAAGATTGTTTTAAGCGACATCCCTGTCTCTAGCCATCCTAAAGTTAATTGCAGGCGAATATATAGAACTTATGCTGATGGTGCTGTTTATTACTGGGTGGCCGATATTGATGACAACTCAACAACAACATTTGAAGATAACTATACCGATGCAGAGCTGGGAGATGAGGTCGAATGGGATAATGATCCGCCCCCTGTCGGAAAATATTTTGAGGTATGGGATAACAAATTATGGATAGCTGGAAACCCGGAATATCCTAATATGCTCTTTTGCACCAAAACAGGAACATCGGAACAATGGGATGGAAGCTTTCTTGCAATTAGCAGGAGAGAGTCAGATGTAATTACCCAGATTAAGGCTTTTGGTGATGTTCTTTATGTTTTTAAGAATAAATCAATGTTTAAGGTAGAGAAAGTTGGAACAAGCTCTTATCAGGTCACCCAGATGCCTCAAAATATCGGATGTGATGCTTCGTGGTCAGTGGCAGTTTGCGGCAAATTGATGCTTTGGAAAAGCGAATATGGGATAGAAATCTTTAATGGGATTGAGTGTTTCAGACCGATTATTTCAGAGGTTATTCAAAATACTATGAGCCAGATTAATGACAACTTTAAAAATAGAATTTATGGTGGCCATAATTTCAAAGACCATGAATACTGGCTGATGATTCCAACCGGAGATAATGAATATCCTGATAAAGTTATTGTTTTTGATTATATCAATAAGAGATTTACAATTTATGAATTTGCTGAAAGCCTTACAACTTTAAATTATTCTTATGTTAATGAATCTTTAGTTAATCTTATAGGAACAAGCGATGGGAACATTTACATTCTTGGTAGTGGATATACCGATGACGGGGCCCCCATAAATGCTTATTTCAACACTGGATGGATAAATGTTACAGCAATGGGAGAGCTATGGAATGTTTTAAGAAGGCTTTTTGTAACTTACATATTGCCAGCAAATAAGACACTTACACTTAAGATCTATAGAAATTTCAAGCAGACACCATTTGCAACAATAAGTTTAGCGGGGTCGTCTCCGACAGGCAACCTTACTGATTTAAGAGAAGAGATAATGAGGCGGATTAATCTAGGGGTAAGAGCTTATTATGTGATGTTTGAATTTTCAAATAATGAGGATACTGAGGGAGAATGCAGGGTTATTGGCATGACTGCCTATTTCAAGCGAAAGACATGGAAGAGAACAGTTAAAGGAGATTAGTTAGCCATGATAAAAGATAGTTACCTAGAATTCATAACAAAAACAGGCGTGCTGGATAAAGCTAGGAGAGATATATTAAGGCCGGGGTCAGTAAAAGGCGTTCACTTAGACGAGTCTGCAAGGGATTGGAACAATATTGTAAATAAGCCATCAGTATTCCCCCCTGAATCTCATAGTCATGTAAGAGCAGATATCTCTGATCTTTGGAATACTCCCTTTTGGGATAATATCCAAGATAAACCATCAACATTTCCTCCATCAGCTCATGTTCATGATGATAGATATTATACAGAAAGTGAGATAGATGCTTTATTACAACAATATAAGTTTCTAGATTTAACCGATACCCCGTCATCTTATAGTGGACAAAGTGGCAAATATCTAAAAGTGAAAGCAAGCGAAGACGGCTTGGAGTTCACTTCTGTGGCTGGAGGAGCATCAGAATTTTTAGATTTAACCGATACTCCTTCAGCATATTCAGGACAAGCTGGAAAAGTTTTAGCTATTAAATCAACAGAGGACGGGATAGAGTTTGTTTCTCAAGTTCCTGATTCAGATAAATTAGATGGAAAACATGCTTCAGAGTTTTTAGAAAAAACCGAGATTGGCATAGACGACGACGATATCCTCCAAGTTGACCAAGCCGCAGGGTTAACTGCTGGCAATCTTGTCAGGGCGACATCTTCAGGGCTTGAGAGTCGGACGGACGCCGAAATCCTGGCTCAGCTTTCGGGAAAGGCGAGTTCGGCGTTTGATTGGAACGGGCAAGATTTGATAGGCGTAGGTGATATAACAGCCGCAGGACTAATTGTAGATACAAACACTCTATATGTAGACAAAACAAATAATAGAGTTGGTATCGGAACAACGAGTCCAGGAGCAAAGCTCCAAGTAAATCCTTTAGTATTTTCAACTCCGTATATTCAACTTAGTGGATCAAGTGATAACAATATCTATCTTGATATATCTCATGCTTTATTGATTCGAACAGGCAAGGAGGCAGGTTCATTTAATACAGCAGTTTCCATTGGGCCTGATGGAGTGCTACTTCTGGGGTATAGCGGAAAAAATATCGGCATCCAAGTAACCTCTCCTTCAAATATCCTCACAGTTAAACAATCTTCCCTCACCGACCCCATCGCCGATTCTTGGACAACCTATACCTGTGACAGGACTACGAAAGACATTATTGAGGAAGAACCGACAGGGATTTTAGATACTTTCAAGACAATTCCAATATATCGCTGGAAAAGAAAGCCCTTGGTTTCAGATGAGGAGCTAGGAATTCCAGGAGAAAAGCTAAGTAAAGAAGAAATAGAAGCCAAAAGGGAGCAAAAAAGACGGGAGAAACTTCAGAAACACAAATTTCAAGCTGAAAGATTTGGAGTGATGGTGGATGACCCAAATATTCCAGAAGAAATCCTAAACAGAGATGATGAGGGAAATATTCAAGGATTAGACCTTTTAGCATACACTGGTTACCTTCATGCGGTAGTAAAGGAATTAGTCTTGAAAGTAGATAGATTGGAGGTTTCAGAATGACCAAGAAAATAAAACTCATGGAGAGCCAGAGAGAGCTTCTGAGGCTTAAAAGGCTGATAGTGCAGGATGCCGTCCGATTGGTTGAGCAGAAGCAGGCGGAGCTTCAGCGGGCGATTGAGACTGTGGCTTTGGAGCTAGGGATTGATGTGGAGAAAGAGACGTGGCGATTAAGCAATGACTATGAATATCTTGAGAAGATTGAGCCACCTAAAGAAAAGGAAAAATGAACGAGCAAGAAAGGATGAATGAAATTATGGAAAGGCTAGAAGAAATAAGGTCTTATGCTTATAAGGTTCATCAGGATTTAGAAATGATTTTAAACGATTATGAAATGTTAAAGATAGACATTGAAATAAAGCTTAAAGAAAAAGGAGGGAAAAAATGAACGGAGATTCTTTAACTAGAACATATTTAACTCAAAATACAGCCTTACCCGGTTCAAGAGATTTATCCTCAATTTTTGGACTAACAGCATCAGCAACAGGACTCCCCATTCCCCTGAGTTTGCTTTTAGCAGTTGGTATTCCTCTTATTTCCTCTCTATTTGAAAAGGATGAAGAAGAAAAGATGTTGGATAGAGCAATGCAGATGAGGAATATCATGAGATTGCTAGGTCTCAGGCAGCCTTACCAGAGTCCGTTTCTCCCATCAGCAGATAGAGCTGTTTATCAGATGTTGCTTCAGAATTTAAACCGTTATGCAAACTGGGGTTATCCTTCCGGGATGGGAATTGATACTAGCTGGATAGAAGATTTAATCAAGGGAATTGGCTCAACTAGCCCGATAGGCAGTAGAAAAATTAGATTAACAGGGGGTTAATATGCCTGCAAGAGAAAAATGTTTAGCAAGATGTGAAGAGCTTAGAAAAAGACTTGAAGCTTTAGGTGTTCCTGAAGATAGGATCGAGATTAGATATCAGAATTGTCGTAGAAAATGTGAGGGGAAAATACCAGGGCCAGAACCAGGCGGGGGGACTGAATCTCCTTGTCCAGGTGGAATAAAAATAGCTCCAACAGGCTCTATGAAAGCCAAGATGACCCCATGTTCAAAAGGATGGAAAAGGATTCATCACACAGATGGATATGATTGGTGCTGCCCTCCTGAAGAGGGTGGGAACGGAGACAAAGACGAAGATAAAAAGAAAAATAAAAAATGTCCTTATGGAAATTGGTTTGAGAAAAAAGAAGGAGAACCTTGTCCAGAAGGATATATTTACAGGCACGCAGGAGTAACCCCCGGTGTAGATAAAGAAGCTTGCGTCTGCGTTGCTTGGTGTAAGGAACAAGGATGGGGTCCTCTTTGCAAGGTTAGTGATGGTGGTGGTGGTTATTGGAAATGGTCGCCTGAACTTCAAGCTGCTTTCGCAAGATTATTAGAAAGATTTAACTACCTAATGGATTATCCACGAGGAACCACCCCTGAAGAACGCCAAAAAATAATTAACTTTGCTATGAAGGGAATAAAGAGAGCTGAGAGAGGGCAGAGACAGCAAA